GATATCGCCCCCGGAGACGATATACCCGGACCCGCCCGCCGGAAAGATGGCTATCTGCGAGGCGGTGGACTCGTCGAAGCCGTATGCCCGGACGTTGCTGTATCCGGCGGTGGTGAGGGCGTCGGCCACGTCCTTGACGACCGAATTCATGGTCATTTTTTCACCTCGTCCATCAGTTCATCGATCGCTTCCAACCAGCGGTGATGATATACATCCAGCCATAATTTCAACGTAATAAGCAACGTTGCCATCAGCAAGCAAAAAAGACCGCCACAGAACCCATATAATATACAGATGTGCTTCCAAAGGTCACCGTCGATCATCTCGGATGCATGGTCTTCGGTTGAGGGTCGTGTTCATCTCTGAGATGTCTTTGCCGATACGCGCCGCATGCTTATCGTGCTCATCAAACTTCTTTTCGGTATCACATTTGTAATCTTTGAGGGCCTGGACGATATCGTTCATTTTGGTCAGTATGTTATCCTGGAACCTCTGATTTTGAGCGATGATCATTTTGAGCGCCCAGATGAAGGCCCCGATCAGGGAGAAGACGAGGACGGCGATCAGGACGAGATTGAAGTCTCCCCCCGTCGCTTCCAGGAGGGCGTCCTCCCCCACCATCTATCCCCCTCCTCGGATCTTCTCCGCCAGCGCCGGAGCATGACCGGCGAAGTAGAACCCTATGACCATCCCGAAGATCTCCGGGGGGATAACTCCAGGACGAAGGACATATCCGAGCGTGATCGCCGCAGCCAGGATGAACCGCTTCGATATCAGCTCCTTTTCTACATAGTCTCCGGCTGGCATTATTCCATCTCCATAATCTCGTCATAGGCCGCTCGGACTTCGGGCCGGGCCATCTGATCCTGATAAGCCGTGCAGAGGCATTCGAGGGCTACATGGGCCTTCCAGCCAGCGACCCTCATCTTGCGGATGGCCGGATCCTCGATCTGCCACGCCACCTCGATATCGCGCCGATGCTGGCGGATTTCTGCGAGGAGGTCCATCTCACTCCTCCCCGGTCGGCTCAGTCAGGGCGTATTCGTAGAGGCCCGCGGCCTTGAGCCGGTCGGCCATGGCATCCACCGGATCCACCCGGCGGCCCATGCCCTTCGTCCAGCTGATCCACTCGGCCCGCCTCATACCCCGCGAGGTCCCCGGGACGGGCCCGCACTGAGGAGACGGCATGTAGCGGAGGCCAGAGTGGCGGCCACCTGTGAATCCTGCGGGCGTGACGACCGCGCCCTCGTCGTCGGTACACCCCAGCTTTTTCGTCGGGGTCATGGAGCAGCCTTCGAGCTCCTCCAGCATCCCGCCGCCGCAGCCCTCCCGATCGCAGGGGGAGGGGCCCGGCGTCGGGCAACATCCCATCTTTTCTTTTGTCATTCTCAGACCTCCTCGATTAGCAGTTCGGGCGGGATCGCGTCCGAAGTCGCAGACGAGTTCACATCGAAGCTGCCGGCCATGTCCACCTCGGCGAGGTATGCCGGTTTTCCACGGCAGCCTATCGTCTGGATGATCCTCTCCCGGTAGGTCCCGACTCCCTGGAGGGCATAGACCGAGACGTTCCCGGCCACCCGCGTCCTCGCGGCGATCGCCGATGCGCCGGATACCTGCGCTAGATGAGATAGCCCGAAATTCCCGATCATCCGGAAGCTCCCGCTTTCCCCGGCCATGTCCAGGCCCGCAAAGGCTCCAGAATCGGTCAGGATTTGGCCGTATGCCATCGAAGCGTTGCGTCCCCCGGCGGCCACCGTCTGGCCGCCGAGGCCGGACCGGATCTGGAAGTCCCCGTCCCCGGCGTAGTCGCCCCTGATTTCCACTCCGGCGGCCGGGGCGATCACGGCCGCCAGGATTGCCAGGATGATTATTTTAGGATTCATGTCTTCCTCAGATGTTTTTCGACGTACTTCGCCGCGTTCCCCGCAAGTTGCTCCACAGGGTCCACGATGAAATGACTTTTTCCAACGGGATGATTCAGAGATGCGTCCTGATGCTGGCGGTAAATGTAGCTCTCCGCCGGACCGCCGCCGCCGAGGATGATCACGCCCCGCTCGTCGTCGCGTTCGGTTCCCAGGGAGTTTCGCATCGTTCCTTGATCTACCGGGCATTGTCGCTTCATCTCCGAGAGGACCTCGCCCCTCGCCCACTCTTCCACGCCGTCCAGCGCCTTCTTCTTCGCGTTCTGAATTACAGATGCAGCGGCCCATTCTGTGATCTTCACAACCTCACCTCATATTCTAGAATCTGACCTCCAACACCCGTTGGTGCGAGGACCGCCAGGACGGGGCGAGGCGTTCCGCTATTGTAGATCACGAAGTCGCCCGGCTGGACGGCTGACATGGTGCGGAGGAGGGCGGTGGAGGTGATCTCGTCGTTGCCGCCTTTAGGATTTGGTACAGATTTCATCTCTTCGGTATATCGGCATTTCTGGTTCTCATAATCGGTATACGTCGGCCCGTACAGGCCCGAGCCCGTCGCCTTCCTCCAGGTGAACGTTTGGTACATAGGGGTTATGCTCATTTCTTCGCCACCAGACGCCGCTTTGTCTTCGCTAAAATCTCAGTGCACCGGCATCTCGGATGAAGAGGCGGCACCGATCCGCCCTCAAATTGACCGTCCGGCAGTTCCGCCCTTTTCCCTGACATGGGACGGCATAGGGGGCATAGCCTTTCGTCGGGAGTCACCAACCATTCCCGCTCCCAGTCGTCGGGGCTCAGGATGCCCCTATTCACCGCCCCCCGGTTGGCTTCTCGATACCCCTCGTTAGCCGCCTTGTGGCCCTCCGAAAGAGCGATAGTACCCGCCCTCCACCGGAGGAGCTTCTCGCGGTATCGGTCCACCGCCAGCTTGCGGGCGGATTCGTCCATGTCCAGCTTTTCCAAGCCTGCCTCGAAGTTTCGGACGGCTTGAACGTGCTGAGGAATGAGCCCGACGTTCTGCTTGATGATCTTGATTTGTTCATTTGGCGAAAGTCCCTCCTGGAACCCTCGGAGGATCGTCTCTCTGATCCCGGCCTTCGTCCCGGCGTCGATGTACTTTATCTCGTCACCGCAGTACTTTTCTAGCCAGGCGATCGCTTCGGGGCTCTTGAGGTCGAAAGAGACGCCCATCCCGACGAGCTTTCCGATCTCTTCGATCTGAGCATCGCCCCCTTCAAGGAACGCTTCCTCGATGAACGGCGACGGGTCGAAGGGGGTGGCGGGAAAGTTCTTTCGGCCATCCAGCTCGACCTCTTCTTGCCATTTCAAGAATGCAGCGGCGATGTTCTTCGCCCACTTGTCGCCGATATCCTGGGTTTTGGTCATACTATCGGAGCCGATCGTAAGATGTATTTCGCCAGAAGGTCGTAAGCCCGTTTCGATTCGAGCCCCCTCATCCGGTCGGCGGTCCCGACGGCATAGGTCTCAGAAGTCGTCGAATAGGTGACGTGGGTGACGCCCTGGCGGATCAGGTCTGATCGGGCCTTCCGGTCGGTGGAGGTCGATTCTCTATCGTAGATCGCTATGGCCTCTTCGCAGCAGGCGTCGATCACGTCTTGGGGGACGGCAACCGATCCATCAGATTCATCGGTGTCAGGCCACCAGCCGTCCGGGGTCTGGTATTCGCGCGGGAACTGGCGGTCCTGGGTCCCGTCCCTCTGGTACTTCCGGCCTCGGAGAGGGAGGGCGTCGATGTTCCGGGTGGCTTCTTTGCAGTACCAGGCCTGGACCGATGCCGCCGCCGCTTTCAGGGCGATAGCGGCCGCCCTGGGGTCTCCGTCCAGGTACGTCTCCAGGACCGTCTCCGACAGGACATACGAATCATCGAAGTCATCGCCGGCAACCGTTTCTGATGCCGACCCTTCCCAATCGCTCATTCCACCACCTCAGTATCAGGATCGACAAACACCCGATCGAATCGAGATCGCCACAAGTAATAAGTTCCCGGATCGAGCTTGAACGTCACGATCCCAAAAGCGTTTGTGTAGCCGGTCGTCACGTGGCCCGACCCGTCCTCGTTGGTCGTCACCTCCACTTTTACGCCCGATAAGGGCGTCGCGCCGTCGGTATCGTAGACGGTATAATTGCACGTCTCGGCCCCCTGGGAGATATGCAGCGCCCCGATCAGAGTGGGGATGGTCGTCCCGGTATCTTCGAGAATCGAATCGACGGTCCCGTCCACCACAGCGAGAGCCGCCGCCGTTGCCAGGAGGGCATGGGCGGCGTCCATCTCGGCTTTCGTCGGGCCGTCATAATCGGCCAGAGCGGTATCTACTTCAGCGTTCACCTCGGCGGCGGAGAGGTTGTTGAGGGCGGCGACGGTCGCCTCCAGGGCGAGTGCCGAGATGTCGGGGATGTCGCCCGGAGTGGCGAGCCCGCTCTGGATAACCGCCACAGCAGTCGAGTTCGGAGCGTCGACCAGGTCCATCTCGTCCCCGGCCTCGGCGGGAACGGGGAGGGCTCCGCCGTCCCATGCCTGGACGTCTGCGGGGACTTCCCCGAGCCGGAACCGCAGGACGACCTCCCCGACGACCGAGGTGCCGTCTACCGTTCCAGCCGTGACGATCACAGAGAACTCGTGGCCGGTAGCGTAGAACGTACCGTTCTGGCTGGTGTCGATGGTGAGGGTGTGGAGGCCCGTCACAGAGCCGGAGTCTACCACCAGGGAGACGCCGTCGGTGGTGGTGGCCGTGGCCGCGTCCTTCCGGACGGCGACCGCTGGCGATCCGGCCCAGGTGATCGGAGCCCCGTCGCCGTCGCGGGTATTGAATTGGCTGTATACTGTTTCCCCGGCTTGGTAGACTTCCATCATATCACCCTATGAGCGGACTCGGACCGCCGATCAGCGGGCTCGGTCCTCCGACGAGTCGCGATTTTGAGCCGATCAGCCGCCCCGCGCCGCCCGCTCCTTCCAGAATCACGTCGCCGGAGGATCGAATATAATTCAGCCAGAGTGTCTTGTTCGTGGCTGTCAGGGCTTGCCAGGCGGCGAGGTCGGTCGAGTTCTGGACGTACCCTTTCAGATAATTTAGTCTACCGGATGGTACGCCCCAAACGAGATTGTGCCCGACGAACCACCCGGCAGCGGGTAATTCGAATCGCAGAAGCGATGAGCAATTATACGCGAAACAATACATTGGCCAATCGCCGACGCTTGTAATTCCACTGGTGTCAGGGATACTAAGCGAGGTTAGAGATGAACATCCATTAGCATAATGTGCTAAAAACGTAGCC